GTAGTAGGTGTAAACATAAAGTTACAAGCGCTAGAATTAGAAGCAATTGCTGGATTTTGACGAAGTTGAATTCGATCAAGCGCATCAATTAAAACCATATCACTAAGATCTGCACAAGAAGTCAAGATCTCATCTGGTGCACTACGAATAAAGAACAGATCACCGAAATAGTTTGTTGGAAATTCTGGTACCAACACTACAGACGATATCTCCGTGGCAAGCATTTTGTGAATTACAGCACAAAGTTCAGTAGCATAAAAGCTCTGTCCGAAATCCCAATTTTCAATTCTAAAATAATCATTGACAACTTCTAAAGCATTTGCTCTAATTTGATCCCCTGTCATCTTTGCTTCAGGAGAAACTATGATCTTAAATTTTGCGCGAAGTTCTGGATCTGCATGTTTACCGAATAAACACTTAATCTTTCCAGAGTGCAAAATTATCGTATCGGAGATCATCTTATTGTCAATATAATTACGGTAAGCATTTTTTAACTCAATTGACGTAGGACAAGCCGGTTCAATCGCGGTTAATCCTTTTAGATAATCTTGAACTTGAACATAATACCCTTTTGTTAAGATATACATGTCAATGATGTTAGTAGTAGAAGGATCAATTAAGTGATCATTTGGAGTAAAGTGCTGCCACATAAAATCAAGATCACTTCTACCGTTCTTTCTTACATATTCACCAGCTTCATTGTTTACATAGCTTAAATTTTCAATGTATAATGTTTTAGCGATTGGAGTTAAATTTCCAGTACTAGCATCTTTTTTGTAATACACATAATCTGAATCACCGATGAAACGCAAAAATTCAAGTGCGTTTAACTGCTTAGAATCAATTACACTAGTAAGTTCTCTTGAGGTGATCGCAGGGGTAACCGCGAGCGCGTTAAAATTAGTTTCACCGGACGCAAATTTTGCAGCACCCACTACATTATACACATGATCAACTCCGATCGATCTAGTCCCAGTAATATCAAGATTAGATTTTAATACTCTTACCATGTCACGAACTTGAGTTTTTGTTTGATTATCAAGTAAAAGTGAATCTTGATCATACCAGAACTTTGTAGTTGAACTTTCAACTATAAGATCAAAACTACGATTTATAACTGACCAATATGAAGGATTTCCGTTCTCATCATCTATACGTTCAACAATAAACAACCATGAAGTTACAGGATCATTGCTTGAGAATGCAATAGATTCAATCCCATCATAAAGATCGGATTCATTTATCACTCTAAATCTACCCATAAGATTCACGCGTGAAATTATGGGTACAAATGTTCCATTATCATTTATCACTTGAATTACAAATGCATCACCTTCAACATACACGGGTGACATTCCGTGTGGAGTTCCGCAAATGAATGAAATCACCCCATTAGTATAAGGCACTCCTGAAATTCCAGGTGCTTGGTACCCTGATACTGAACTAAAAACGCTATAATTTCCAATACTATCAAGAATCTCAATAGTGTATACTTCTTCTCTAGCTGTATTCTGATTTAAATCAGTTGAAGATAAAAAGTCATAAGACTGAATATTTGCTAATGTAGTTGAATAAGGGTTTAATGACATCAAAGACGTAAAAGTTCTGTCGGGATCAAATCGAATCCCAAATCGTTTTTGACGAATCACTGTCTCTTGGATTCCTGACACCCCACCTGGGAATGGAACACGAACATACGCTCCTGTATTAGGATCTTTTGTAACCGTCTTTAAATTAGAATCATAAATTCTATAATCAGCGTCATTATCAACTACTCCATAAACAGTCTTCGGAAGACTTGAAGTGTCAGATAAATTAGCATCAAGCATAACCTTTCGTAAAGGCTCACCGTACCAGTGACGATCAAGAGCGCCTTGAATTTCAGTTTTCTCTAAAGTAGGAAATCCATTTACTAACGTTGTTAAACTTTCAATAAACTTTGTTCTAGGTTTGATATATGCTAACCCTAGCGCGCCGGATGTCTTATAATAAGAATAGACAATCATGTTATAAACACCGGCGCTAGACAGGGCAGGTTCAAGAACTTCATCGATAATTGATCGAGATGAAATAGCTGAGCTCTTGGCATAAGATTTGATGTCATATACAATACGTAAGTCATCACCAAAAATTTTTACATTTTGATACTGACCAGATGCGTCATTCCAATCAATATATTTCGGTTGGCCACTAAACGTACGATTAACAGCAAACATCCTCAGGATCGATGAATCTTTAAGGAATAGTGAATTGTAATCTTTTCCGTTCACCATTCGATCTTGCGTGTAATAAACCGAAGGAGCAACACTTCTAATATGTTCAACATCTTCTGCTTGTGCAGAATTTTGAAGTGCTGAAACTAGTGAATAGCTAAAAGTACAACTTTCTTGAGTTCCAGTTTTAGATTTATACAAGAACGTTACTACTTGATTATTGATCGCTGTCTTAGGTAACATCGGCGCAGCTGAACTTGACTGACGAACCCAAATGTTAAAGATACCTACTGGAATCTCTGCAAAGTCACCATCTCCAAAGATCAATCTAACTTGATCATTCTCTAGAGTTTCAATCTCATACTTCTTAGTATTTGCAATATTATTGAATGCTAAATTTGTGCCTGCTACGTTAGGTACGCTTTCCCATTGATTAATGATGATGTCTTGAGCATTAACTTCTTGTACCCAAACGTCAACATCATTAATGTTTGGAACATTTACGTCAATCACTCGGTTCGGAAGATTTGTATCAAACACATACGGAAGTTTTAATAGCTCTCCCTGTTTTACATACATCATAAAACCTGTAGTATCCGAACTATCACCACTACCGTCATTTGCGTACAACAAGCTAAAATAAGAATTAGGATTAGGGCTTCGTTCAAAGACTCCACTTTGATCGATGTCAGCAGGAACTAACTCAAAATTAAGATCACTTCCATTGGACGATACAGTGAAAGTTGCAACCCCGTTACCAAAGATGCTCTTGATATCTTCAGATCTTAGTACATTTGAAATTTCATATTGTTGAAAGATCGTATCATCTACTTGAAAAGACTTGAAAGGATTTCCAAAAGACTGGGTCAAGACCTTGTTCATCACAATAAAGAACTGTTCTCTCCAAATTGGATTATTTTGATCGTTCCATGTAATTACTCGATTTGATAGTGAATTACCCTGAGAATCTCGTACGTCTTCTGAAATTGAAACTGAATTTATCTTTACAAGTCCTCTTAGCGGTAAATTTCTTGAAGCTGTATAAGAGATGAGCTTTGCAAGACGTAAGATGCTTTGTTTTCTAGTCGCGGTAGGAAGAAGATTTTCATGAACTGAAAGGTCAACACGATAAGAATTGATCTCAGCAATATACGCAAATAGCTCAACTAACGCAATAAATTGACTTGATTCAATGTAATCGTTGAAATTTTCGGGATAGTGAACCTTAAGATAATCAATTAACGATTGCTTTACAGCATCATAGTCATAAGCCGTAAAGTTGATCTCTTCAAAAGCCTTGTAAACCTTTTCCCAACTTTCAGCAGCGTATAAGAGTGGGCTTGTAGCCATATATCTTCTTCCAATAGTTTAATTTAGTTATATTTATAGAAACCAGGATTCAATAAGTTGTTAACGGCTGGTGATCTCTATTTTAACCAGCGTGTGTATTTGTTATCAAGAAATATCATCTACTATTAATAGTTATCCATAGATCCTTGATCACAGCGAATTCTTTATAATTTAACTTTGCAATGGCCATTAAAGCGTTACGGTCAGGTGAAGAGATCACGTCTAAGTTTACAATCTCAACCCGTGGATCATGGTTAAAAACTTCAGTTAAATCAGCTTTGATAATGTCCATAGTAGAAGCGTCATTCATCTCAAAGAGCAAGAGAGGAATTCTGGTACCGTAAGTAGGCATCATCACTCGTTCACCCCTGATCGTGAAGATCTCATTTAAAAGATCTTCTTCAATGCAAGAAATGTCAGTGATCTCTAGAGAAGTTCCCAAGTTTTCGTAGTTGCGGGTACTGAACCCTTTATAAAAACGATAAAAATTTGACATTAGTAACCTCTCTTGTAACGAGAGTCTTTAGCTTGCATAACCCAACGATAATTCTCTTTCATCTTATTGGTAGGATTTTCAAACTTCTTAAAAACGCTATCATTAGCTTTAATTAAATCAATCTTAAAGTCTTCAGGTAGATCATTTTCAAAGTACTCAATCAAATCACTGTCATATTTAACCAATTCTTTTTTAGTTTCTATTGACAGTTCTTCAATTATATTTTTGTAAGCTGAAAATTCATGATTTTCAAATACTTTTTTAATTATGAAACCAAGCGCTGTGTCATACTTATTGTTTCTTAATCTAGAAAACAATACATCAAGTAATCTGTTGAAATCTTCTTTTGATATTTTCTTGTATTTTAACCATCCAGTAATAAGATAGTTTATAGATCTTGCATCGGTAGAACCCTCATTCTTAAAGTATTTTAATAAATCTGAAGTTTTAAACGCGTCAAAATATCTATCTATCAATGAAACTGAGTTTTTATCTGTGAATACAACTTCAGCTGCAGCAGATGGAAGTTGCTTTTTAGCTTCAGCAGCATCTTTTATAGTAGCTTGTGGATTATATTTGATAGCTTTAACATAATCAGCTTCAGAAGGATCTTTTATTAAGGGTATGAACCCAGTCTTTTGAGCGATCTTTTCAAATGCAGAATAAAGAGCAGGATATTTTTTAGTGAGCTCACCCCAATTGTTGATAGGTTGGTCTTTTTCATCCATCATTTGCTGTATTCTCATTTTAAAGAAAAACTGATATTTTCTTCCGTCATCAGTAAGCACGATGTAAAGATTACCTTGTTTGCTGTAAGTATTGAACATGTTGTTCTTTTCAGCAGCAGTACACCACTTAGTGCCTACTCCGAAGTAACAACTTGCAGCTTCAGTTTTCGGGATAATAACTTTGATTCCACCCCCTTCATAGAAGATCTTTGCTTCTTTATCTACAAAGAATTTCTTTTCACGTTCTTTATTCAACTGACGATTTGATTTCAGATCATCATCCTTCAAGGGAGCAAGTGTTTCTTCAATGTCCTTAATGCTCTTGTACTGATTGATGTCTTTCTTTTCTAACTTCGGACGAGCTTTTTCAAATTTAGTAATAATTTCATTTATCTTTTGATGATCTTCAAGAGAAAACTGACCATTAATATATAGGTTAACTAGCCACTGTAAGTACTTTTCAGAGAACTTACTAGCCATATATTTTAACACATCTTCAGCATTTTCTAGTTTTGGCTTACCTAAACCCTTATCAGCTTCATAGGCTTTGAAGATCTTCTCACCTTGTTTTGACAAGATAAAATCTATCTTATCTTCAAGTAATAAATTCTCAAACAAAAAGTTCTTAAAAGCAAACATCTTTGAAATCCTCTTAAATAAAATTATTTACTAACCTTGATACTTTTTATTTCGTTTTGTTTTACACGTAGCTTCATCTTCATCACGTTCCCATGACTCATGATCAGGACGAACCATCTTGTCAACTACTTTAACAAGTTCAACACTCTTAGCATATAATGCTACCTTAGCTTCTGAAGCCTTTTGTGCGGCTGCTGCTTCTGCTGCTGGA